GTGTATTGTTTTTTTTTTCAAGCAGAAGGCGGCATACGGGTTGCCTCTACGTCTGGTGGGCTCGGGGATGTGTAGAAGAGCGCGGAGGAGGTTGGCGAGGGCTTCGAGGAGCCGGGCCCGGTGTGCGGCGTGCTGGCCGAGGACGCCCCAGGGGAGGTTCGCGTCGATCCGGCCGGCCCCGCGCCGCTGCCGGTCCCGTTCGTCGAGGGCGGCGGACTCCGAGTCCTGGTAGTCGGCGCAGGCGCACAGGAACTCGGCCGCGTCACCGACGTCCACGCCGTCGCCGGTGACGTCTTCGAGGCGGGTCACTTGTCCGCCACCCACGCCATCCAGGCGGTGGTCTCCTCGGCGAGGTCTCTGGAGGAGAGGGTGTCGTCCCTGGTGGGGGTGGCCCAGACTCCTCCGTCTTCGTCGTCGATGCGGGTCCAGGCTCGCCCGGCTTCGTCGCGGACGACGGTGCCGTTTGGGAGGGCTCGGAGGTCGTGGGAGTACATGCGGGCCCGCCCGTAGGTGGCGTTGGTGACGGCGCGCAGGATGGATTCGAGGGCGGCGATCTGGTCGGCGTCGGCCTCCTTCTGGCAGAGGTCGGCGAACAGTCTGGAGGCGTTGTTGGCGGCGGTCTGCCACTGGTCGCGGTAGAGGTTCACCTGGGTCTTGAGCGTGTCGATGGTGTCGCGCTGTTCGCGGACGGTGGCGGCGAGGGCCTGCTCGCTGAGGGTGGGCTCCGTGGCCTCGGTGGCCTGCTTGCGCTTGGGGTGAAGGTTGACCTTCATTTTTCATGGTCCTTTGATCTGGGGATTGGGTGGGTTGGGTTGGGGTGCCCGCGTTACCCATATGGATAATCTAGTGCTCCATATGGAGAACGTGCAAGCCAGAAGCGTCCCGTTTATCGAATCGTGATGACAGGGGTGCGGAAACACCTAACGCCCCTCAGGCGCCCTCAAAACGGGCGACCCTACGCGGACACGCACACGGGGTCGCTAGGCCGCCCTGGAGGGCTTGCGCGTCCGATTCGGGGCACTTCCGGCCCGACTGCCACCCCCAGGGTGCGACGAACGCGCCAAAGCGGCCAGCACCTCACGCGCCCGAGCAGCCCCATCACCCGACGACTCAGACGACGGCGGAGCCATCAACTCAGCCACCGGACGGGCCGGCGGAAGCGCACCAGCCCACGGCACACGCCCCGAACCCAGCGCGTGATCCATCCGGGCCAGCACCTCCGGCAGCGGCGTTGATGGCTCCAGCTCGGCCACCTGTGCCGCCTGTGCCAACGCAGCGCGCCCATGCCGGTCCGCCTCGACGTCGCCGATGCCGTTGCCGATCGCCCGCAGGAAGCCCCGCAGGTACGCCGACTGCTCGAAGCCGCTACGGCCCTCCGTCGGCAGGCTGTGGCGCTCACGCCAGGCCCGGATCCGCTCGCCCCGGACGGCCTTCGCTGCCCGGTTCACGTGCTGCGGCTTCGCTGCCCCGTAGGTCTCGACGTCGCCGGACGCCACGCGCCGCACAGCCTCGGCAAGCACCTCATCGGTCATGTCCTGGTCGAGGAGCGTCATCCAGGCGCGGATGCGTCGCTTGCCGCCCTCGGCGTCCACGATGCCGGGAAGCATGCCGGCGTCCACGAGGATGCCGATCGCCAGGGAAACCCCCGTCGCTGTAGCCATCACAGGCCCTCCTTCGCGAACTCGGCCGCCAGGTCGTAGAACACCTGCCCGCCCTGCGGCCGCCCTTGGGGGCGTTGGGCTTGGAGGCGGAGGGTGTCGAACTTCTGGCGGAGCTTGGGCAGGCTGAGGACGTTGGCGCGCCAGAAGTCGTTGCCGTCCACCCAGTCGATGATGCGGGTGATCTCTTCGACGGTGCGGCCGTCTCGGTCGATCATGAGGCGGGCCTGCTTGCGCCAGGCTGCGGTGACGCGTGGGGGGCGCCCGGTGCGGCGGTTGACGCTTGCGGCCATGGCGTCGCAGACGGCTTCGACGTCGGGGCGGGGGTCTTCGACGGCGCGCAGATCGGCGTCGCCGATCGCGTCACTGTTCCCCTGTTCCCCTGTTCCCCTGTTCCCCTGTTCCCCTGTTCCAGGCGCGAGGGTGTCGGGAGGTGTCGCGACGGTTTCGCGAATTGTCGCGACGGTTTCGCGATTGGCGTCGTTCTGCGGGAAAGTGGCGGCGCTCCCCTCTTCGGGTGCGGGGATGCGTGACGCCTTCGGTTTATCTACCCGCTGGTGCTTACTCCACCCTGTAACTAGGAAATAGGTCCTAGACGCGACGGTGTAGCGGAGAATCAGATCCGCTTCGGAAAGCCTCGCGAGACCGTCGCGAACCTTCGCGACAGTGTCGAGAGGATTCGCGACCATGTCGTGCGGGTACAGCGCGGCTACGATCAGCGCGATGTCATCCCGGCCCCGGCCGTGGTCATCCACGTAGGACCAGAGCCCGATGAACAGCAGGCGGTCACTGTCCGACAGGGCCGCGATGTCCGGGCTCGACCAGAACTCCGGCTTGATGCTCCGAATCCGCATCATTTCCTCCTAGCATTAAATACGGGACTGGTTTGCATGCGCCAGGTGAAGGCCGCCCACGCCTCGTCATCCCACGCCTGCGCGGGGTCGGCGTCGGCGGAGGCGACTCTCGCTGCCTCGTAGGAGAGGGCGCACATGTGCGCGTTCCAGGCGTCAGGTGCCCCGTCGTCGCGGAACAGGCCATAGGGCGTCCCCACGTAGTCCAGGAGCTCGGACACCCATTCCTGGAAGTCGTCGCCGGTGTAGTAGCTGTTGGTGAAGTAGCCGAGCCATCTCAAGACATGCGGAACCGCGTCTAGGCAGGGCTGGCACTCCCGCCAGTTCCAGATCATCCCGTCGCCGACGACCGCACATTGGCGGTACTGCTCGCCCTTGGGGATGATGCGGCCACAGTCATCGCACCGGACACGCCCCCGTGACCGGGGAGACCTCTCACGGATTACCTCGGTCATGATGCGTCCTCCTGAATCTTCCGCTCCTCAGCCTCCAACCACTCGGCGATGGTGTAGGAGGCACCCAGGTATCCCCCGCCGACCGGGGAGACGGTGATGAACACGCCCGGCTTGTAGGGGGTGGCGTAGTGCTTGGATGCGTGCCACGTCACGATCCGGCTGTCGTCCTTGAGGACGCCGGGCTGCTTGTAGGGCGCGAGGGCGTCGCCGACGGCGCGGATGAGCTTGTCCAGGTCGGGTTTGACATGCGGCATGAGCCGCTTCTTGGCGCTCTTGGGGCGAGGCAGCATGAAGGCGGCATTGACGACGACGGGGCCGTCGTAGCGGGGCTCCCAGCCGGCTTCTCGGGCGGCCTCCTGGGCGGCCTTGGCGACCTTGAGCCGCCATGCGGCGAGTTCGGGTCCGCGGTCGTGGGTGACGACGACGCGCTGACCCGAGGTGAACGCGCGCGTGGAGCCCTCGGTGATCGGCTCACCGGGGACGAAGAATGAGAATGAGTCCATGGTGGTTCCTAGTGGTTCGGGGGCGGGCTAGGCCGCCAGGAGAGAGAAGAGGTCGCCCTGCTCGGGCACCGGCTCGGCGTCGGCGTGGCCGGTGAGGTGGCAGGTGCAGCGGGGGTCATGGGTGGTGCGGGCGTCCCACACCTGCCAGGAGTCGACGCCGCCGTGGATCGGGACTCGCCCCAGTCGGTCGGTGATCCAGCAGAGGGGTGCGTCGGCTGGCCAGCGGTCCATCCGGCGGGCGCAGTCGTCGTGGTCGCCTGCCTGGCAGGCACCGCAGGCCCCGCTACCGGCGAGGAAGCGGCGGCAGGGGCACCGGTCGTAGAGGTGCGGCCACTGGGCGTAGTCGCGCCGCATGGGAGGCAGCCAGGCGTGCTCTCGCACCCAGGCCGCCTCCTCAGCGGTCATCACGGGGGTATCCATCGGTCAGAAGAGGGGGATGGTTTCCGGGGCCTCGTCGCCGCCGGGCGCCTGGTAGGCGGTGGCACAGTCGGGGCAGGTGAGCGGGTTGGTGAGGTCGGCTTCCTCGATGGGCTTGCTGCGCAGGGCGAGCTTGGACTCGCTCTCGACCATGGCGGAGCCTTCGCAGATGCGGGTCACCGTGTAGTAGCGCTCGCCGAGGATGACGGCGGCCTGCTCGACGTCGACGATGTGGTGGCGGATCGCCCCTAGGAAGAGGATCCGGCTCACGACTCCTCCTCCTGCCAGAGGCCGCGCTCGGCCGCCAGAGCCGCACACACGGCCTCGAAGGCGAGACGCACGAGGGAGCCGAACTTCAAGTCGATGAGGTCATACCCGTAGGGGGATGGCCAGTCAGGGGTGATTGGCCACGCGCTGGCGACCTGGCCGAGACACTGGATGAGGCACTGGGCTCGCACGCAGGGGTTGACCTCCAGGTCCAGCCACTCGTCCGCGTGGGCTCCGAACCACTCCTCTGCGTCGTTGGTGATGGCGGCCAAGAGGTCGCCTGGGGGCATGTCCGAGAGGTCTTCGTCGCTACAGATGATGTGGAGGCAGCGTGCGGCGACGAGGACGGCGAGGTTCTTCGCCTGGTCGCTGGGTGGGTGGCCCTCCTTGGCGCGTTTGGCTGCGGCTGCCCAGGAGGCGCACAGTTCGGCGACGTCGCGGGCGAGGCTGGCGAGGGGCTTCCCCGGTGTGCCCTCTTCCGTCGTCCAGGACTTGCTGACTGCCTGTCGAGCCACGTCGGCCCGCTTGAGCATGGCCTCGAAGTCGGCGCGACGCTGGGCCATCGTCAGGGTGGTCATGCGGCGGCCCTCCCGGTGTCGGTGAGGGTGAGGAGGCGGGCGCGGCGGCCGGAGGTGGTGAGCGTGTACTCGCCGGTCTCCTCGATGAGGCCCTTGTCCTGAAGCTCGCGCACGGCTGTGCGGGCGCGGGACGGGGAGAGGACGCCGGCGGTGTTGGCGACGACGTGGGCGAGCGTGAACGGGCCGGGGCGGGTGAAGTCGCGGAGGACCATGAGCACGAAGTCCTGCGAGGTGGTGGCGTCCGCGATGCTGTCGGCCGCCCACTGGGACGTGATGGGGTCGTTGGCGCGGACTGAGCCGCGATCCTTGGGGTGGAGGGTGGATGGGGTGGTCATGCTGCTTTGGCTTCCTGGTCGTTGTGGTGGGGGTGCTTGGGTTGCTGCAACTGCTTGGCTTCGGTGTCGGTGGCGTAGCGGGCGCGGATGGTGAGGGTGAGGATGGGCTGGGCCCCGTGCTGGATTGAGGCCCTGGGGTCGGAGAGGAGGACCATGCCGAGAGTGCGGAGGAGGTCCATGAGGTCTGCGGTGGCTTCGCCGCGCTGGTGGACCACGGGAACGTCGGGGATCATTCGCCACAGGTAGCGGTACTCGCTGCCGCCCATGGGGGTGATCTTGGTGATCGGGGAGATGGCCACGGGGGTTCCTTTCATGCCTCGGGGAGGCGGTCGATCCACGCCTCCAAGTCGTCCTTGCGGATGAGGTACTTGGTGCCGGCCATCCGGGCGGGGAGGTGGAAGTCGGGGTCGGTAGCCTTGACCGCCTTGCGGATGAAATCGACGGACAGGCCGGTGACGGCGGCGGCCCCGGCGAGCGTGTATGTGAGGACGACGGTCATCGGCGGGGCTCCTTCTCGGTGCGGATGGTGTGGGTGACGGTGGCGGCGGTGAGGGCGGCGGCGAGGAGGAGGACGCCCGTGTGGTGGCCGAGCGTGGCGCTGAGGGCAAGCTCGGCGAGGATGGCGACGACGGCGACAGCCGCGAGGGCGTAGGTGGTCATGCCGCGGCCGCCTCGACGTCGAGGGGGAAGTCGGAGTGCTCGTCGTAGCCGCCCCATGCGGAGGTGATGAGCCAGCGGCCGACTTTGCGGACTGCAGTGCGCGAGCATGCGTAGTCCACGGGGATCATGGGGTCGAAGTGCTCGTGGAGGGTGTGGAGCCCGAGGAGATCACAGAGGGCTTCGCGTGCGCCGTCGTAGGCGTAGAGGGCGATGTCGAAGCGCCCCTCGGGGAGGGCGTGCACGTGGTAGTGGGAGATGTCGATGCAGTTGCGTTCGGCCTCGGCGATGAGGGCGTTCACGAGGGGGAGCGCTTCGCTGATGGGGTGCTGGGTGCTGGGGTTGCACATGGGATGTTTCCTAGAGATGGTGGGGGGTAGGTTGGGGTTACTTGGTGGCCTGCGTGAGGAGGTCGGTGGGGGTTGTGTTGAGGGCTCGGGCGAGGCGTTCGGTCTCGTCGATGGTGAGTCCGTGTCCGTTGTTGTGTAGGCGGCGGTAGAGGGTTGGATAGGGGATGCCGGTCTTCCGGCTGGCTGCGGAAACCGAGAGGTTGGATTCGTTGAGTTGGTGGTTCAGGACCTCCGCGAGGCGGGCGGTCATCGGTGAGTTACCCATATGGATAACTTAGTGCTCCATACGGATCACTGGCAACTTCCTGGGAACCGCGTTACCGAAATGCGACCTTGTGCTCCATATGGAATAGTGAACCCATGGCCAACATCGACAAGGACCCCACCAAAGGGCTGAACGCCGCCGTCGCCGCCGAGCTCCGGGCCGAGCGAGTCGCCCAGGAAGTCGCCTTCGATGACCTCGTGGAACGCGTCAGCCTCTCCAGGGCAACAACCTGGAGGCTGCTCAACGCCGAGCGCCTCATCACCATCGAAGCCCTCGCGGAGTTCGCCGGAGCCCTCGGCGTCAGCGTCCTGGAGATCGTCGAGCGCGCCGAGAAGCGCCTAGCAAAGAAGACACCCCCCCCCCGCCGAAGGGGGCACCGCGCCACATCTCCGAGCCCCCGCGACGTAGAGGAACCTCGTATACCCGCTTCTCCTTGAAAAAAAAAACAAAAA